AGGGGTAAATAGAGGTATTTGTGTGCTTCTCACTTGTAGTCTCTCTCCTTCACCATCTCAAGATAGTGTATTGCTTTTTCTATATCTTGTATGCCTCCCTTTTGAGAGTGCCTACATATATACTTTATAGCGTTCCCTTCCGCGAATTGCAACCTATTCTTGTTAATGAATTCTGCGGGCTGGATGACAAAATTTTGGTAGTGTGAACCACCTATTTGTTTTTTAAGACTTTTCATAATGATCTATAACCTTTCTTAGTTTTTCTTTTTTTGTTATTGAATATGGCTCTAAACATTTTGCAACTTCATAAGCATCTCTATGTGTGCATTGCCATCTATGCTGTCCATAATTTTGGTGGGGATATGGAGGTCTATAATCTCTACTGCCACATCCTAAAGTTTCTGCCACAAAATCTATCGTATCTTTATCTATCATATTTATTTCAATTCTAATTTGCCAATAAAGATAAGATCTAGGTTTTCCCTTTCTGTGTTCTCTTCTTTGTTTGTAAGTGACACAACCCTCACCATCAAACAATCCTGCTAAATAAATTATTTTATCTCTCATAAAATGTAAGCTCGATCAAAATTCTTTGGATCTAACACATGTAATTCACGCTTCGCTCTCGTCGCTCCAGTATAGAATAATCTATGTAATTCATCTGGATCATGACTCATCGTTTCCAACGCTGCATTTGTAAGATCCTGCATAAGCAGAACGTTATCGGCTTCACCTCCTTTTGCTCCATGTATTGTTGACATAATTATGCGTGGGTTTTTATTTATTTGCTCTCCATTCGCCCGCATATTACGAATGTAGTTTTCTGTGATAGTATCTAAACCATCAAAAGATTCATACCAAACTTTATCTGTGGTCAAACCATATTTTTCCATACACTCTTTTAAAGTATATTTATCTTCAGAATGTAAAAGTTTACCTGTTTTAAAACCAGGCAATACATTTGCACCAAGATATTCATATATATTTTTTATTTCTATGTGGCCTAGTAAATCTCCCTTACGCCAATGCTCCCAATTATTTAATGCTAGAAGAAGTTTAAGTGGCACAGAGTTTACACTTCTATGTTGATAGTACCAACCTTGTAGTTCACACAAATCTTTTACATCATCAAGAAAATGATTAGCTGAAGATAAGACCAACCAGTTTCCTTTTGACATATCTACTTGCGTAACATCAGAATATCTCTTTAATACTCCATGCTGTGCTCTTGGTTTATAATCTTTGTCAAATCTGTTTTGTACTTTATTAATTATCTTTTGTGATAGTTCGTGTATTGGTCCACCAGGTATTCTATATGATTGATCTAACACTTTAATATCGTTTACTTCTTCTTTCAAAGCTATAAAATGATCTACGTCAGCTCCAGCCCACTTAAATATTGCTTGGTCATCATCACCTGCTATGTAAGTTTTTTTTGCATTAACCCACATAGATCTAACCATCTCCCATTGTATCAAAGATAAATCTTGCGCCTCATCAATAAACAAAGCTTCAAAGCTTGGTTTGTTTTCTTGTGCAATAAAATCTTCTAATAAATCTGTAAAATCTTTTAGACCTTTTTCTTTTTTATATCTTTTTAATTCTTCCGATAGCAGATACAGAGTATCTCTTTCTATATCTAATATGTTTTGTCTAGAGTCATAGTATTCTAATAGATCCATACGTTTAACTCTAGCTGTATTCATTATAGTTAAGTATTCATTGTCTGAATTAAATGTGCCATCTTCTTCTGAATTTTTACCAGTCTTAATTGGTACACCGACCATCTTACCAAACTCTCTATAATCTTCTGCTGTCATTATTTTTTCTTTTGTCATTCCTAATCTTTTAAATGCAAAAGAATGTAAAGTTCTAAAATTTTCTAAATCTTCATCTGCATCCAGACCAAATTTTTCAGCTGCCCTGTTTGCTGCTTCTCTTGCTGCTTTTCTAGTAAAAGAAAAGTATCCTATCTGTCTTGGCCTAATCCCTTGTTGTATGAATTGGTCTACTAAATTCAATAACGTTGTCGTCTTGCCTGTCCCTGGGGGACCAAGTATTATAGTTTTCATATTTTGCTAACCTTTTTCTTAATATTTCTATTTTCATTTGTAATATTTCGTTTTTACCTTTCTCCAGTCTGTACCTTAAATTCCAATTTATGCCGATTGGTTTTACTTTCATTAAAATGCCTCCTTGTGATATTGCACCTTAGATATAGATGCTTCGTTTGATTTCATTGTTTTTATCTTTATCAGTCTTGGTTGTTGTTTTTTTATTCTTATCCTTTCTTCTGAAACAAAGATATCGGTAAGTCTTTTTATTAAGTTACCTGTCTTTATTTTATCTACGTCCCAGTTATTCTTTTTACAGAATGCGTAAAAATCATCCATCCTAAAATATGTATATTCTTTATTTTCATCTGTGAAGGGTAATTTATTTAAGACATCATCCATCGTTCTTGCTGATTGTCTGTTTGTAGTCCAATCTTGTAACAATCCAGTAAGTTGATTCATTGGATCTAAAGATTCTAATGGTTCTACTTCCTGTAAATTTTGCATCATTGGTTTTAAGAAATACTGTTTCCAATCTTTTGGTTTTGGCACAGGTACAACTAAATTTGCTTGATCTAAACAAGCTAATGCGAATAAAGGTGGACTATATAATTGTTCTGATTTTAATTCGATCCGCGTCCCGCTCACATCTAAAAACCATTGTGGTGGATTTGATTTGTATTTAGTTAGATTACCCAACACAGGCATCTCTTCTTCACCATATCCTACTCCAAATCTTTTTGTTCTACATAATCCTGATTGACATACCGCATTGATCGGTGCATCTTTACAGCGGTATTTGTCATAACCTTTTCTATTTACAGACTTAATTAATTGTTGAACTTCACTATTACTTAACTTAGGTTCCATAAATTTTAAATTAGCTTCTACAATTTTATCTTCCCAACTATCAGGGTGTGATTGTTTATAGTAAACGGCGATATTAAATAATGCATTGTTTCTAGAGCCCTCCCCAAAACCAACAGATGCTAACTTGTTTAAACAGGGAGGACCACTAGGAAAAGCTTCCTCTATTTTTTTATCTTCGTATTTGATTTGTTTAACTTGTTCTTCCGTGCACGCGTGAACATCATAGAGCTGATAAAATTCCTCCAGTGTACAAGAGGAGCCAGTATCGTTGATAGCATATCGTAGTCCTTTCGTTTCATTGTAGTAGGGTAAGTTTAAGAAATTACCTGTATCCCCACGTTCTACAAGTATTTCTGTTTGTTTAGGAAATACTTCTGATCCTTCATATCCTAAAACTTTTGCAATTCTTTTGAGAGTCTGCTGCATGAGTGCAGCTGATATAAATTCTTTTGTAAATAAAAATACATGAGCTCCACCTGATTTTGATCTACAAACTATTAAGGGGAAATTAAGATTTCGTATGCTTTGAATGAGGCCGCTGTGGTCGAGATCATAACTGTCAATATCAATACAGCCCCACCTACACGTAGAATCCTCTCGTATGGGGATGATGCCCAAAGCCGGACCTTCTCCCTGTAGATGCTTCTCCCACAAATCATCGCTAACATTCTTTCGAACAATGAATGCCTTGCCTTGTTGTTTACCGTTACCGTTTCTTTCGCCTTTCTGGTATTGTCCATATGCTATTTTTAATCCTTCAAATATATTTTTAAATTTTGCACTCTTCATTTATCATTTCTAATTAATTTGTAAAGGGGGGTATCTCTACCCCCCTTCAAGAAACTAAAACGGAGTTTTAGTATCTGACGTCTCTTCCACATCAGCTTTTGCTTGCACGTTAATTTTAGTAGCAGAGTCAGAAAATTCTTTAGCACTTAAGTACAAAGTCTTATCCTTCTGATCTAATATTCTGTCTTGTGTAACAGACCATCCATACCAAGAACCTTTATCGTTCTTTTGTAGTACAGAGGTTAAATGATACACAACCCCATGCATAGGAGGTCTACCAATGCCACCTTTTCCATCAGGTATTCCAACAGTTTTCATCATTGAATTCCATTTTTTACTGACTTGTAGCTGTGTTGATTTCATAGTAATCAACGCTGGCATCATCCCAGTGTCCTTTGTTTCTACAAGAACATAGTAAGAAGCTGTTTCTTCAATATAATTACCGTTTGGTAATCTAATTTTAGAACCAGTTGCTTCTCTTTTACCTGTTCTTATTACCGGACTATTTGGTAAATGCACAGCA